TTCTCCAACATATCCATTTCCTTCTTCTACGGCTAACCAACCTTTTGTTGCATCAGCATAAACTAAAGTTAAACTTTCATTATTTGTATCTCTTACACTATCATTAGCAGAACCATTTAAATTAGATCCAGCTCTGCCTATTGTTAAATTAGCTGTTGCAAAATTACCAGCGTAATCTTTAAGAGCTACAATATCTCCAACTGATGGAGAACTTGGTAAAGTTAATGTAAAAGCTCCTGTAGTTGCTGTGTCACAAAAATATCCTTCACCAGATACTGCTGTAAAGTTTGCTGTTTTAATTGACGTTTGCCAATTAACGGATCCATTTCTTCCAAATCCTGATTGTGATGCACCTGTTCCAAGTGTTACTGTATCACCAGATTCACCTAGTGTTAATGTTGTTCCACATTGTGGGGCTACTGTATTTACTTCTATTTTACTCATTAAACTATTACCAACGTTCCTGTTACTGTTATTGTATTAACAAAAGTTACTGGACCTGCTAATACTGCGGACTCAATAACCATATCTTTGTTATCAAGCGTTTCCGCATGTGTATAAATTTGTTCTGCTCCCGGTTTGTTACCGATATATATTGTGTTATATAAACTATCCATTTATCCTCCTATGCACTTATTGAATCAACAACGCTAACATAAACATCAGCACTTGTAGCAGTATCTGATTCTACTTTTAGTATATCAGTATTTTGCATTACAAATTTAGCTCCACCTGAAACAAGCTCTACGGCACTGTTTGGTGGAATGCTTAAATCTTTACAAATGTATCTGTTAGTTGAACCTCCAACTGCTACAAATACATCTATTGTGATTGCTGAAGTTACTATGTTTGCGATTCTGATTCCAATGACTGCATCATTTGAATTTGCTGTAAATACCGTACCTGCACTGTTTGTTGCTTGTACCGCATATCTAGTAAAATCTTGTGCCATATTCCTCCTTATAAAGCTATGGCCATTGCCACGCTAAATCCGTTACTTGCGGCACCCACAGGGGTACCTGTTGAATCTAAATAAACTGCTTTGCTTGCTGGTAAAGTACAAAATACATCTTTTGTGCCTGCATTAAAATCAACTACACTGTCTGAGTTAGAACTAGAAAGAATTGTAGTTCTTTGTAAATTAGTCGTAGAACTTAATGTTCCTAAACCAACTTCAAACTCATTTGTACCTTGATTAAAAATACAATAATAAGTTGTGTTACCTACACCAATGCCAGTTGCAAAAGTTTCAAAACCTGTAAGTACAGTATTATTAATTGCAAAAGTAGTTTGACTGTTTCCAGTCGCTGTACTGTTTACTTTTACTCTGTCGTTTATTACCAACGCCATATTTTTTTCCTATTTTTAATTAGCGTTTAAACTTATGATAGCTGCTACACCAGCAGGGCTTCCAGTTGTTGGATCTGGATAAGCGACAGTAAAGTCGCCAGCTGTTGCTGTTTTAGTTCCACTAAAGTCTAACACTACTACTAATCTATTTGCTACACCATCTACAGTATTTGTATTATAAATTGCACCAAACGCAGCGCCAAAAGTTGCAGCTCCAGTTGTTGCTGCTCCCCACACTGTGTTTGCAAAATCTACAGTAGATACTAATGCACCTGTTCCACTACCTGCTCCTGTTGCAACAGCTTGACTTGTAAGTGCGTTGCCCCCTGCAACATAATTTGTGCCAACAGTACTTACTTCACCGTTACCTGTACCACCAGCAAATACAGTGCTTGCAGCATCGTATGGGTTAGTTGTGTACAGAGCTAACTTAAAGGTATGACCTGAAGTTGCAAAATCATGTTGTGCAGACAGTAAAGATACTCCAAATGATCTTGGTACTATGTTTGCCATGTTTTTATCTCCTTATTAATATGTTGATGGTGAGTCTGATTTAATAGGAGTACGAATGACACCATCATCATATTCGCCTCTTTTTCTTCGTCCTTGTTGTTCGACTCCATAAGAAGCCATAGCAGTTCTAAAAGCTGTAGAATAGTATTGTAACAGATCTGCCGGTCCTTTCAAGTACCCATATGCATTTTTTAAACAACCATACAAAAGCATGTCTTGGTATTTATTACTGACATATGTTCCGTTTAAAGAAGCAGGAGCTCCTGTAGGTTGAGTAGTATTTGTGATACTTTCTGGTTGTTTAGTATAAGCTAATGTTATTTTATAAGCTGCGTCTGGTGTGGGTGAAACTACCCAAAAATTCTCATCCCAACTAGCATAGTATTGAGGAAGTCCATTAGCTGTATCAGGAGTCTCATAAAATTCAGCCATGAAACTTGGATCTCTTTGATCTAAATAAACTTGTTTGCCGTCAGAGTCAGTAAATTGAACATATCTAATTGTTCTTAAATCAGAAGGAATAGTAACATATCTGTTTCCGATAACTGCGTTTGATGTAGCATAAAAATTTGAAACATCAGAAGCTACCTCTCTATAAATTTCATTCTCAGCATTTTTAATAACTGTATTTAAAATAGCGTCTGTTAAAACACTATCATCTACTTCTGTATAAGATCTAATGTCAGATTGTAAGTTTGCTAAAGTGTATGCCATATTATACCGCCTGTAAAGTTACTGGTCCCGCTGAACAACCATTTCCTCCACCAGCAACTCCTCCTGTTGTAGCATTACTTGTGCTTGTAATAAAGAAATAATTTTCTGGTGTAGTCAAAATATCTGTTGGTGTGGCACTAGGTGAAGTAGTTACGGAGCCATCTGAATTTTTTTTACCTATTGTAATAATAAAACCATTTGCATTATTTAAATCACTTACATTATCAAATGTAGGTATAGTATTAAAAGATTGTAAATTTCTTAGATCATCAGGATTAGATCCTCCAGGTCCTGCAGTAGTTACATCTGGAAAACCTCTTAATCTAACAACGTCTCCTGTTTTTCTTTGATGAGCAACTGAATACACATTTACATAAGTAACCCCGCTATGAATTACAGTTGTAAAAGGATTATCATCTAACATAATTAAAACAGCAGTTGTAGGTATAGGTGGTCTTGGGTTTTGTAATGCTTGAGGATCTGATCCTACTGGTTTAGGTTGAAGTTGAGGTTGTTTAGGTTCAAACTCTGAAGTATGTACTCTTGCACCGTTCCATTCTCTAACCATTTCAGTATATGGAAACTGCATTCCACTTCTGTCTGAAATAAATATTGCATTTTTTCCTTTTGATAAATCTGCCATTACGTTCCTGGATAATAAGTTTTAGGGCTAATAAAAGTACTAGATGGTGAACCGTCTTCTTGTAAAGCTCTAGCTAATTCATCTTCGTATAATAATTTTAAATTTTGAACTGCTGCTGGTTGAAATTTTTGTGATAAATAATAAGCAAGACCTGCAACCATACAAGGTACAAATCTATAAGGTACATCTGCATCATTACTATAGGAACCTGCATCTTGGATTCTTCTTTCATAATAGTAATTAAGAAAATTGCCAACTTGTACAGATCCAGGTGTTAAGTAAACTGTAATAGTTGTTCTATCAATAAATCTTTCTACGAAATATTGAGAAGGTTGTCCTGTTGCTGTTTTATTTGAAAAAGCTTGATAAGTAGATCTATCAACTTTAGTAAATGGAGAATCAATTATAGAAGAACTTCTATAAGAAGCTTCTAAAATATCGGTAACTCCAAAAGTAATAGAATCGTTATCAAAACACTTGTCATCAATTGAATGAGTTGCTGCTGTGGTTCCATTTGCTCCTCTTGTACACCCTGTAAATGTTTTAGTTTCAGTTGTTATACCTGTATAAGTTATTTGTTCTGTTCCAATTAACAAAGTCCCTGTTGTTGGAAAGTTTGCAATAGAGTCTACAACAACTGTAGTCTGTCCAATAGTCATTGCTGCTGATAAGGGACTGAACATAGCATCAGAAGTTCCGTCAGTAGAAGAACGATATAATGTGTAAACATTTTTACCACTTTCCCAACTAATAGAATTGTGAGCTACTTCCCAATAATGTAGTCCTCTATTTCCCCATTCTTGAAAAAGAATATTTAAAGATCTTCTAGCGCTTCGAAGTTCATAACCTGAAACTCCACGCATTCCAACTCTTTCAAAAGCTTCTTCAACAATATCGGCTATAGTAAAACCTTTTTCAAAAACATAAGTTCCTGAAGTAGTATTTGCCATTTAAACTCCTAAGCACCGGTAATAGTTAATGTAACGCTTCCGTCAGTTCCTGTTGTTTGTGATAATGTTGCACAAACTCCATCTTTAAACAAAATTCCAGAACCTGGAACGTACACTGCTAATCCTTCAGTATCATATTTAAAAGTTGCTTTTAAATTACTACCTGCTGCTGCACCTGTTGTAGCTGCATCATGTAAAAGTAAAACAGAACCTGCTTCTCCTCTACCTTGAATAGAAGTAATTCTAGCTCTACCTGCTCTTAATAATGATATTGCACCTGTATCTTTTTGTAAGGTTGTTTGGTCGCTTGAAAATGATCCGCCGCCTGACATAAGTTTTCTCCTTTAAATTTTAGTGTGGGCCTAAGCCCACACTTAATTAATTATTATACTAATTCAGGTTGTGATTCACCTGGTCTAGCATTGTCTACACAAGTATAAGTAAAAACACCTGTAACAGTTCCTGTTCCAGCTGAAGCACCTACTGAAGCTGCTACTGTAGCATTAGCTGGTGTACCACCTGCTACTACTAAGGCTCCGCCTGCTCCAGAAACACTTCCTTTTGTAACTGATGTTACTTCATTAAAGAAACCGTCAACGTCTGCTGTAGTTCCAATATCTACAGTTGAACCACCGCCTGTTGATGGTGCTACTACTGTAAATGTAACTGGTATAGAGCCTTTAGGTAATACAAATTCTTTACCTGCTGTTGCACTTGTACCAATTCTAACTGGTGTTAAAGAACCTGATGTTGCAGCTGCATTAAAAGAAATTACTTCTGATAAAAGTACTACACCTGGAGTTGTGCTAGTTGATCTGTCTTGTCCGCCGTATGATCTTATGATCCCTTGAAACGATGTTGTTGCCATGATTATATTCTCCTAGTTATTTGCATAGAGTCTCTAGGCCGTAACGCGCTATACTTCACGTCGCCATGCAAAGTTAATTATGTATAGTGTGATATTTATATATTATTTTTTAGTAGAGTGCAAGAGAGCCCTAGGTATTTATGCATTTCAGCGATGTAGCTTTTGATTAAGTAGCTACAGAAACTTGTGGAGCAGAACCTTCAACAGTATTCTGTCTATGGGCAATAGCTGCTTCTTCCAGCTTAATGTCAGTGATGATTTGTTTAACTTTGTCATCAATTCTAACCATTTCAAGAGTATACCTATTATTATCTAGGTGCTCCTGTTCCCACTTCAACTCCAAGGACCTTTTTGCTTTGTATAGGTCTTGTATCATTACTAACCTCCTCATAGGTTATTCGATAGGGAGTATTACTAAACATTCCCGTTGATTCCCAAACTATACTATTTTCTCCTAGTTTGTCAACTATTGCTTTTTCTAGAGAAATAGCGTCATCATTAGATTCTACTTCAAATCTACCGTGATAATCGTATGCGTATATGTTTATTAGGAATTTTTTCATGGTTTTTCTTTCTATTTAGTAATTGTGGCGAGACTATGTCCCGCCACAAAAATATAATTATTACGCTGTTCCTGGAGATCCGAAGATACCTCTAGGGTCAGAGAATCCAAAAGAATATCTCTCTCTAGCTTTGTATCTAACATTTCCAGTATCAAAGTCACCTTCCATAGTCGTTTTGATAGGTGCTCTAACGAAATGTTTAAGACCATTTGGAACATCTGTTTTGATAAAGAATGCATCTGGGTCAGTTAAGTAATGATTTATTACATAACCTTGAGGAATCATCCCCATGTTTTTAAGTGCATTGATATCGTTATCAGCTGTACCTACTCTACCTTCAGACTTCATAAGTCTTTCAGCAGTAAATTGTAACTCAGAAGGAATAATCATTTTCATTCCTCTAGCTGCAATTTTTAGGCCTCTCTCATCAGTGAACGCTGCAATGTCAATTAACGATTGTTCTAATGAAGTTTCGTTTAAATCAGCTGCAGTTGCTAACTCATTACTGAAAGATCCAGAAAGAGTTGGGTGGTCGGTAGCTAATAAAGCTTTTCCGTCTCCACCTGCAAATGATCCATTGAAACCATTATTTAGAACAGCCGCGCCTTTAACTTGCTTAGTGTTCGCCATAGATCTTGCTAGTGCTTTTGTATATCTAGACGCAAGTCTGTCATACAAGTTGTCCTCGATCGCTTCTTCAGTGATCGCGAATGCTAAAGCAATTGTTTCGTTTGTGTAACGAGCAGTGAAAGTTTCTTGC